CTTTGTTCCCGATTCACTTTTCCTCACCTCGAATAATGGTTTATAGTTTGATTCTGCCATGAATTTCTTATAGCAAGTATTACCAAATCCCAATTCAATTGATTTCGGATTCTTAAGCTTCCTCCCACATCGTCTGCAAATGTTACTTTTTCTTATAATTTCCGGTTTTAGTATACCGGTTATATCTTCCATCATCCCCACCTGCCTTTCTATAGCATGTATATGAGCATTGCATCTTTGTTATTCCATGACTATTTTTAGTCTTATACATATGCAGTGGTGCTGGGATAAACTCTTTACCGCATACGCTGCATTTCTTAAATTCCAACATATCAACTCCCCCTAAAGTAAAGAGGCTAATATATAATCCAATGCTATGCTTTGGTCTATCGCCCCAGTTTTAATACCCTTTTCGGTTTCTCTGATACTCCTCAGTCCCTTGACTAATTCGCCTATGCTATAATGCTTACCTTTTTCTCTTGCTATCTTTATCTGCCAAGCAGTTAATCCGGTCCTATTTGATATATCTCCGCCCCCTGCGCTCTGTACGAGGAGCATTGACCTAATATTGCTATATAATAGACTGATGACTCCCAATGGATTCTCATTGACTTTCTTTAGCTCATGCCATAGCTCATAAGATTTATGTGGTTGGCGTCTACATACCGCATCAATCAATTCAAATATTACATCCTTTGGTGATGAGTAAATCAATTTCTCTTGGATTGCTATTTCATATGCCTGCTCTATGGTTACATTTGCTGCCTTTGATAGATGAGTCAGCTTGTCACACTCAAGTAATATCCTGCTATAATCACAATCACATAGATTAGCAAATTCGATTGCTTTATTTATTCCTAATCCGATTTCTTTCTTGATATACTTTGCCAAAACCTCTGGAATCAATTTCTCAAATTCCGTCAGCATATTGGTATGAGCTTTGTAGAATTTACTTCTTTTATCAAGGTTTGTATATATCAAGATGATTACATTCTTACCTTGAGTTACCCCGCTGTTTAATCCCGCCCATATCTTTTCTTGCCTTAAATAGTCTTTATCATCTCGTATTACATAGCAGTTTGGTTTATTCATAAGGGTATTGTTTTGTAATCTGCTATATATTGATGATATTGAGTCCATCCTCTTAGCTGGTACTCCCATTATCTCTGATATCTTTTTTATGTAGATATCCATTACCGCTACCTCTTCGCCAGTAAAGATATAAAGCGGTTGTACAATCTTTTTAACCAATTGTTCTTTGAGTTCATATAGTTGCATTTTTCAGCGACTCCTTTCTTCTCACATTCTTGGCAGACCATTCTGCCTTCCGATACACATTCACCACAGCGCTGCTTGTTTTGGTTTATTTTGTGATTCGCTTATCCGCCGCTCTGATATTTCAATTGCTTTTGGACTTATATCACACATTATATAATTTCTACCTAATTCTTTAGCAACTACGCCGGTTGTACCACTTCCACAAAAGAAATCTGCTACTATGTCACCTTTATTGCTACTAGCTTTTATAATTCTTTCTAACAACTTTTTAGGCTTTTGTGTATTATAACCCACCTTTTCTTTAGAAAAACTCATTATTTGTATAGAGTTCAAAATATCATTCTCACTGCAATTCCAAGTATCTTCAATAGGTATTCCTTTGCCTTTAGGTTTTTTACCATCACGGTTTACATAGCCTTCAGGATAAAGTATATATTCCTTATTAAATGTAAATTTATTAGACTTAGTATAATACAAAATATTATCATGATTTCTAATCCAATTTTTAGCTTGTGTCTTATATCCACTAACCCAACCTATTCGCCAAATAATATCTCTTTGGAAATTCTCAACCCCAAACACTCTATCCATTTCAACTTTTAAGTAATGCACTAAATTACTATCGCATTGTAAATATATGCTGCCCGTGTCTTTCAGCACTCTATGCATTTCTCTAACCCTTGGCTTGTACCACTCAATAGCCTCTTGTGGAGAACCCAGATTGTCATCAAAATCATCAAATTTCTTACCTGTATTATAGAGAATATCACAATAAATTAAATCAATTGAATTATCCTCTATTTGCTTCATTAATTCTAAATTATCCATACAATATACTTTATTTATCTCAATGCTGCAATCTGGTATGCCTTTCATTGGCTCAAGGCAATCGCCGTGAAGTGATTTCATTTTACCTCTCCTTTATCCACACCCCTCTGGTTTCCAATATCCACATATCAACAGTTGAGCTTTTATTGACTCCATTAATACTTAATTGAGATAAGTATTTACTGGTCACCCTGATGGTCTCTTTTAACTCTCTGCTTGGGGTCTCAATCATTAATTGCCTACTGGCGTACATGATTGCCTTAAAGAATAGTGATATATCCCAACCACCATCTCCCTCTTTATAATTAAATCTTGATGCTATCTTGAAGGCATTTGCTCCATTGACTACCCCAATATTCTTGATTACCGTTTCTACAAATTTATAAAACTCAATTATATTATATCGTACAATCAAATCTATCTCACCAGGTACGGTACAAATATTGGTTACAATATGCTCCTCTGCTTCATTGAGGTCATATCCCTTTTCATCTGCATATCTCAGTAATTCGCTTGGGGTATATGGGTCAAGATTGATTATAGTACCCCGACTCCTCAAAGTCTGAAGAGTGTTATTTATGTCAGTGATGGTCATTATGAAATATGCCTTTTGAGGTGGTTCCTCGGTTATCTTGAGTAGAGCATTCTTTGCTACTAAACTCATCTTGTCCGCGTCTGCTAATAAATAAACGGTAGGTTCTGTCTGCTTATAGGCAAGTTTTATGATATCTCTGATTGTATCTACCTTTACATCAGTGCTAATCAACTGAGCATTGAGGGTCTTTGCTATCTCTTTTGCTATGAGCTTTTTACCTCCATGCTTCTGACCACATATGATGCTAAATCGTGGAAAGTTACCATTTGCTATTCTCTTGATATTTTCTAATACTTTAGTTTGGCCAATCATTCTACCCCTCCTGACTTAATAGAATCAAGGTTGCTTCGATGAGTGGTTTAGGGTTTGGCTCCCATTTGATATCTGCATTAAGTCTAATTACCTCATCAAGTAACATCTTGATATCTTGATACTCCTCATCAGTATATCCATTAAGCGCCTCTTCATAGGTTGATGGAATCTGTAAATACTCAAAATCACCTATCAAGAAATACTTATAAGCATCTAATAGAAAATTCATATAGAGTTTCATAAATTGCTTTAAGTCAACACCGCTTCTGTGAGCCTCTTCAATAATCTTGACCACCTCATCTGCTTTAGCGTCAATGATATTATCAGTTAGGTCAAACATGATATTATAATCAATAGTACCAAGCGCTTCTACCACCGTCTTAACGCTCAAATTGGGGTCATAGCTTAAGCATTTATCAAGTAATGTAATTGCATCGCGCATCCCGCCATCTGCTAATTTCGCTATATAACCAAGTGCCTCCATATCGTAAATGATATCTTCTTGATTAGTCTCATTCTCCCAATCAAGGATTTGCTTTAATCTATCTACTATTGATTGATAGGTGATTCTCTGGAAATCGTATCGCTGTACCCTTGAGATGATTGTTGCTGGTATCTTCTGAGGGTCAGTGGTGCAGAAGATAAATACTGTTTGAGCAGGTGGTTCTTCAATCAACTTAAGCATTGCATTCCATGCCCCGGTTGATAACATATGACACTCATCTATGATATATACTTTATATGCTGCATCAAGTGCTTTGAACTTTGCGTTATCAATGATATCTCTCACATTCTCAACCCCATTATTAGATGCTGCATCAATCTCAATCGGGTTACCTTCATGGTCATTGATTTCATTTGCAAAGATGCGGGCGCAGGTGGTTTTACCTGTCCCTGCCCCGCCAGTAAATAAATAGGTGTTTTTATGAGTCTTTGTCTTGAGTTGCTCCTGCAATATTTTCTTGACCGCTCCCTGCTCTACTACATCATCAAATGTCTTTGGCCTATATTTTATAGCAAGTGCCTTCATTAGTTTAACCCCCCAAACACCTTATCGAAAAACTCTTTCATCTCCTCGGGCATTTCCTCATGCCTATCACAGTTATCGCAGTCACCATCACAAAGGATAATACCGGGGTCTTTTGCCATCTCATTTGAGAAAATTGCTGCCGCTCTCATCTCATCAATATAGTCTTCTATTGGTACTTCTTCAATATCTGCAATTCTCTCTACGATAGATAGGAGTCCCGCTTTTACTGCTAATTTATTTCCTTTTACCTCAATCGTTATTGTACCATCTTTGGTCAATTCAAATGATACCTTTGCAGTCATATTCATCATATTATTTTTCCTCCTCTAAATAAGTCTGTAATTGCTTAAAAAGTGATTCATCTATTATATAGAAAAATCTATCCATTTGTAAATCTCCATATAAAACCGCCCGCACTTTTATATCGGCCTCTGCATGCTGCGCTTATATTATAAATGCCGGTAATCCTTTGAGCCTCGCCTATACTATTATAAGTTCTAATATATTCACCATCTAAAGTATATTTATCAACTTTTTTAGCTTGTGGTCTATCATAAGTATTTTTCTTTAGTGTATCACTTATCTTTTTCTTACTCTCTTCAGAATGAGGTTTTCTGGGTTTTCCTAATTTGGATAAACGAATTGATTCTATCTGAGCCTCAGTTCTTTTCTTCCCTCGATTAGCATCTCCAATCTTTTTCTTGGTATCCGAAGATAATGATTTTCCAAGATGAAGTCTCGGGTTATTTTTAGATATTAATCTTTTGGTTTTCTCCGAAAGAATTTTTCCTGAATGAGCTTTGCTCATCTTTTTCTTTGATTCTTCAGAATGAGGTTTCCCCAATCTGGCGGTTCTAATCTTATATAAAACCTCCTCAGAAAAAGCCCCTCTACTCCCGGCTTCTCGAAGATTATAGTTTTTAGAATCGGATATTCCCCCATAAAAGTCAATCCAATATTGCTCTCGGATAGTTAATTCTTTCTCGGAACATTCTTCAATCAAAGAAAATTCAAAAATATCTGCCCCATATTTATTATAAGTTCTCTGTAAATATTTATTCTGATGAGTATTATTCTTTAGATATCGAAGATGCTCCCTTATCCGCTTATCATAATCTTTGGTCTGTCCTATATATACTTTATTGTTTTTAGTATTCAAAATTTTATAAATTCCTATCATTCGGTTTCCTCCAAATAATTAATTAACCTTAAGAATAACTTCTCATCAATAACGTAATAGTTTTCCAAATTCCCTAAACCTCCAAAATTAAATGCTACCGCCCAATATGGTTTTCCTATTGCAAATGCTTCTTCTTTCAGTTTGTCAATCCATTCAGCTTTTATGCTCATTGACTTTTTTTCGGTCATAGCAGTTTTACATTCTATACAAAAGTGTTCTGTTTTAACATCACCTTTAAAAAAGGGAGTTGCCCCGCTATTTGGTTGCCTTTTTCCTTTCAGATTTTTTGCTACTCTTGACTCCTGCGCTTTGCTGTGCTTTCTTGTGTTCAATGTTATCGATAACTCCTTTCTGACCTGCTATATTTAATAGTTGCTGAGCTTTTTCATGCTCATGTGCTTCTTTATATTTTAAGCGAGTAGCTTTACCTCCCCTAATGTGTCTTTCAGACTTATTTTTAAGCAAAACTTTCTTTACTTCGTTTGCAGCTGGAGGGTTCAGTT